CCAAATGTAGTTTTCTTTTCAGCTAATATTTCTTCTGCTTCTTCCCTAGTTAAGTCAGGATTCTTGTGCATCATAACATCAGCTAAATCTATTAGTCCTTTAGATAGTTCCCAATCCCACTTATCTCTTTGTTCTTGATCATTTAGTATTTCAACTGATTCAGCAAAATCTACATCTTCTAATTCACCTGCATCTTGTCCTACTTCTACAGCTATTATTAATTTTTCTAAATCAAATAGTTCCATTTCAATATCTCGCCATCTAGTTACATCAGATTTTCTTTCATCTGTTAGTTCTATATTTCTCATTTTTAAAGCAACACCTGAAGCTGCAGTAGTTCCTTCAACAAAACTAACGGGTAGATGATAGTTCTGCGATAACATTTTATAACTAGATTGTATAGATTCATCTAGTGCAGGTATAGCATTAGGAGGAGAAACAATTGAAATACTACCATCTACCCCTAAATAATTAATCTTGTCTTGTCCTATTTGCATAGTATCTTTATCTATTCCTGCACCATTAACAAATAGATACCCAAATGATTGGAACATAACATTAGCATTTTTATTTGTTTCTGCTACATTGATTGATAGATTAGTTGCAATCAAATCATTAGAAGCTGTGGTATCTAAGTAACTGAACTCAGGCTTCCCATCTCTAAAACATTCAACAAATGGTAATCTACCATATGGATTTAACATCTCAGGATTATCATCATTAGTATATGTCTTACCATTACTATCAAATGTAAAATGGTTTTCTGAATCCCAATAAGCCCATAGTTCAGGAGTATCATCTAGCACCGTAGATTTCTTAGCAATAGGATATACAATAGCAGTAGGTGTTAATGGATCATCTTCAAATATAGGTTCATAGTCAGTTATTATATCATATTCAATACAACCTGTACCATCTTCTTTAACTCTCCAACAAGGTTTCAATAATACTGCATCTAATAGGTTTGTCATTCTTTCTAATCTTTGCATCTTTAATTCTTTACCTACAAAGTAATCAGTTATATCTTCTTTAGTATATTCTCTATTAGGAGGTGTCATATATACTAAGCTAATCCTATCTATAATTCTTCTAGTAATATTAATGTTACCTGTAACTACTTTGCTTAATGTAGAATCACTAAAGTATTTAGAAGTATATGAATTAGTTATACCTCTATAGTATTCCATTGCTTTAAATCTATCCTGCTTCCATAGATTCTTGATCTTTTGATTAACATCATACTTACTCATTAATACTGCTAATTTGCCTATGCTTGGTATCATCTATCTGTTACTCCTATTATCGGTTTAATTACAGGTTTTATCCAATTAACACCATAGCCAAAAGCATCACTCATATGGGTTAGGTTTTTGTTGGATTTATCAATATCTCTTGTTCCTTCTTTATTGGTTACTTTTTCTAAATCACCAATTAACATCTTACAATTATTATCTATAAGTATATTGTCCTCTGAGAACTGTTTATTAACAGCATTAACTCTATTAACTACTCTAGGGTTTATATGTGCTACATTAACCCTGATACCATTTCTTCTTACTATATCTATATCACTATATTGTGCTGAACTATTCCTTTGTGTTCCTGTTGCATCAGGATAGCCTTCATACCTAGTATTAGGATACATACTCTTAATAGTATCACACATTCTTTGTGTCATTAGATCACCTTGTCCTTGATGATGTAATGCAACTTCTTTGATAACACGAATCTGTGGTTTCTCCCTGTAGAGCTGAAAAACTGTGCAGCATAAGGGTGAAACATTCCAATCAAATCCGAGGTGAATTGGTAAGTTCCTGTTATAGGATACATTTCCTGTGTGTTGTTGTCTATTGAAAGCATAATATGTTTGTCCTTGTTGTAAGTTAGTAAATTGTCCGTCCATATAAGCTAATAGTAGCTTCTCATCATAAGTGTTTTGCATTAGTTTAATATAGCTTTCAGGTAAGTATTTATTATCCATAGTTTTACCGTGAACTAATAGCCTGTCATCTCCTGCATCTTCTACAAATATCTTATGACAATAATGATACCCTTCAGGAGTAGATACAATATATATTTCACAGTTATCACTACCTCTCATTCTACCAATAGCTTTTTTAAATGCTATATCACAATTCTTATATGATTCTATATCAAATTCATCAAAGCCTATATATGTTAATTCAGCACCAATAATTCTTTGTGGCTTCTGTAGCTGATATATTTTTATAACACCATACGGTGTAACAAACTTATGCTTTGCTATGTTATATGTATATGGTATTCCCTTACTAACCAACAGTTCAGTAAATGGTTCTACAAACAATTCATCTGCTAAGTCATAAGTAGGATATACAATCCAACCATTAGATAAACCCTTCTTATTCTTTTTAGATATAAGATTGCAGAATGTTTTATGAATGAAGATAAAAGTCTTTCCTGATCCAAACCCTGCAATCAAACCATTAATAGGTTTCTTGCTTGTTAAGAAACTCCATTGGTGTGGAAAGTAATCTTCTTCATATAAGTCTAGATTATAACCCATTAAAGTTTATCTCATCTATTGGACGAATAAGTTCTACTTCCTGCTTTTCAATATACCCTCTCTTTTTACCTTTGGTTTTTAAGAAGAATATAATGCAGGTATTATCACCATCTTTAATCTTTTCTAATAACTTTGATTCAGCTAAATCTAAAAATGATTCCTGAACATCATCACATTTATCTTTAAATGCTTGATCCTTCTCAATCCACTTATAATATGTTTGACGGTGTATATTGGCTGATTTACAGGCATCAGATATGTGTCCTAAGTTGTTTGCTAATGCAGTAAGAAAAGTATCTTTTTTAGTGGGTTTTTGTATATTTTGTATATTTTTAGCCATATATCAGTATTGTAATATAATATAATAAATAAATTTTAAAACATATAATTAGTTCAGGGTAAAAAAAAAGCCACAATTAAGTGGCTCTTTTCTTTTAATATTTTTTCCTAGTTATTGTTTAATATATTTAATTTCATTGTAACTTTTACCTGTATAATCTACTAAAATAGCTATTAATTTATCATTACTATAAGTAGCTAATAAATCTTCATTGATTACTTTACTAATACTACCTACAACTATAACTATTGTATCTATCAGTTGTTGTTTAGTTCTTTTTTCCATTTTTGTTTCTCCCTGTTATTTTTAATGTGTTTCCCTTAACACTACCATAACTTAAAGCTATTTTAACTTCTATGCAAGTATTTTTTTATTTTTTTTTATTTTTTTTTATTTTCTTACAATTACCGTCTGATATTCTTTAGCCTTATGTTGCTCTACAGTTAAGTCAATATACTCAGGAGAATCATCAAATATAAACCCTTCAGATATTAAAGCATCAATCAATCCTTTACAACCACCATATAAGTTATCTTTATCTAATAGCTTCTTTCTATAACTAATAATCTGCAATTTAAACTTTTGCTTATGATTACATTTACTTATCTTTTTTAATCTCATTTGATTCCTAATAAAGATTTGATACTCTTGTTTTGATCTTCTTTTAACAGCCCAATGTTCTCTATTTAATACATTCAATGATTTAATTTTTAATGGTAAAGCAATTATATCAGTTTCATATTCTAGCTTATCAGCCATTACCAACTCCATTCTTTTTTTATTTTAGCTTTTTCTCTCTGCTTTTTCTTAGCAATTTTGTTAGTGCATATTCTACAATTCTTTCTACAATAACCTGCATAAACTAATACTTTTAGCTTACCCTTTAACTCAACACCACATTCACTACATTTTTTCATATTTCATCATCATATTCAATGTCTAAACAATTACGGCATAAAATATAATCCTCCTCTTTACCAAATCCTAATAACACCATTGGTTCATACCAAAGGTTTTTAGTTGCACCACATTTTCTACATTTTTTCAATAGCTTGTTCCTGTGTTTTCAGCACCCATTGTATCAAGATCAAACAATGTATCTTTCTGTATTTTATGCCTTTTATTATAAGCATCACCTCTTAAATGTATATGTAATTCCTGCAGCTTTGCTCTTGCTCTTTTAATGCTACTAGGGTGAGATATTTTTTTATTTTGCATCATTAAAAATAACTCATATACAGCACAATTATCAAGCTCTAAATAAAGCTTAGATTCTAATCTCCAAACCCATTGAATCAGTTTAATATCACAATCTCTTAATTCAGGCCTTCCTTCTAACAAATCATATACTACATCTTTACATTTTAACTTCATCTTATTTCTCCTTTATTTTATTCAACTATTTTTACATACAACGGATTCCATTCAACTGTGCCTATTTCACCATATGCACCACCATCATTACCATCAGCCATTATGCTATCATTACAAGACATCATAAATCCTAATACTACACCTATAATTATCCCTTTGATTGTATCATTCATTTTCTTCTCCTTAATAAAATTTACTTATACAAGTTACTATTACTATTGTAAAACACACTACTATCAACTCTAATAAATTAACATCAATATTCATCTACTTCTCCTTAGTTGGTTTTATCTTATCATTACAGCACCTGCTATCACTTTTTAATTCATACTCTTTATAAAAATCAGACACATTACACTTAGCACAATATCCAATATAATTATATCCTGTTGCATCTAATTTAAAATCAGATAAATTCATAGTTGCTTTAACATTCCAATCTTTACTATTGTTAATCCAAGTAGATAACCTCCTAGATATATCAAATGTTCTTTGCATTTCAAACTTCATCTTTTTACCATTCATATTTGATTCTGTCCAATAATTACAAAATGATTCTAATACAGACATATCAATACTAGGGTGCTTTTCATCAAAAATTTCTTTCACTTTTGTATTAAATATATTTTCTCTTATTTCTTTATTTACATTATTATCATTATTGTTTGTATTTGGTAGTGATTTGTTTGTGTCTTGTTTCTGATTTGTTTGTGGTTTGTTTTTTTGTAATAATTCATAGTTTAAGAGGGTAATCTGTGTTAAAGAGTGATTTGTTTTTACTACAATCATTTCATCTTTCTGAAGCAAAAGTAAAAAAGTTCTAAGCCTAGAGTTACCCCACCCAAACTTCTTACATAGCTTTCTCATAGATGTTATCATAGCACCCTTTTTAACCTTATAAATACTGCTACCCATAACAACCTTTCTTTCTTTATGATTAGCATTTAATAATAGCCATATCCAAGCCTCAAATGTGCTAAACTTCTTTGAAGTCTTTAGTATTGGATTGTCCAATGTTTTACGGTATAAGCTGATCCAACCCTTACTCAACTTCAATACCTGTTATGTCTTTTATAATAGCTTTATGCTTTCTGCTAGGCATATTCTTGTTAATACTCCAATAATGGACAGTTGTTGGTGATACATCACATTTCCTAGCCAACCAACTTAAACTTCTTTCATTCTCTTTTAAATATTTTAATACTTTTGTCATATCACTCCTTTAGGGAAGGAAGTGTGCAGCAGGAAAACAACATTTTGTTGAAAACAAAGGAAACTGCACACTCCCTATTTTTGTTAATTAAAATGGTACATCTTCATCTGTTACTAAATCAGCTTGTTTTGCAGCTTGATTAGATCGCCTTTGTAATTCAGACTTAGCTTTATCTTTATACTTATCTAAAGTCTTAGAAACCCAATCTAAATAGCCCTCATCTACTTCACTCCATAATGTTCCTTTATGCTTACCAAAGGTTATTTCTTCGCCTTTATCTGATATATCTATACCACCCATAGTTTCTCTTATATCATCTTCTAATGGGTGTTTTTCATCTCTTTTAGTAGCAACATCATTAGATGCTTGTTCTTGTATTATAACTTCTTCAGCTTCTTTTTCTTTATCTAAAGCACTTTCCATTTCATTTGCACTACAGTATTCTGAGCCTAGATAATTGGCTGCACTTAATGCTCTACCAATAGCTGAAGTTTCACAATTCATAAGATATGAATGTGTATTAATATTACTAGAACCAATTACTTCTAAAGCTAACCCTGTATATTCATTACCACCAAAACTCAATGTGGCCTTTACAATAACTACTTTATCATCACATTTTAATAGTTCTGTAGTAAGTGAATAATCTAATTTAAAATCAGCTTTTAACATTTTTAATCTTTCAACCACAGTATAATATGGTTTGCCGTGTATTTGTATAGGCATTTATTTCTCCTCTTTTATTTTAAGATACTCTATTTGTAACTCTTGATACTTGTGTGAATAAAATGTAGCATCAATAACTTCCATTGCACTCCAATTCTTTTCTTCAACTAACCATTTAAGCCACCACATAAACTCATCAGAATCAGGATTTATTAAAAAACTACTCATTTTCAAGGTTTTCTCCAAAAAGCAACATACCATAAGCAGGTATTAATAAAAGTGTTAATGGTAGCCAATTTAAGCCTCTAAACCAATGATTTAAGATCAACACAACTACTAAAACAAACATCAGCCTAGATAAATACTTTATAATTTTAAATTCCATATTATTATACCTCCTCAATTATATCAATAACATTTTTAAAAGAATATCTATCTCCATCTGTATCTTCAAAAGTGTATTGATTATATATTTTATAAAAAGCATTTCTACCTAAAATATTGTGGCTTGTAACAAATCCACCTTTCATTTGATTTGCATTTGGTGTCAATAATTTTATATCACTTTCAACAAGAAATCTCCAAGCATCTTTAATGTTTTTAAATATAAAAGTTTCTTTATGAACACCCTCTTGCATTATTAATATTATTAAGTTTTTCATTTGTTTCTCCCTAGTTATGTTTTATTGTGAAGCCACTTATTTTACTTTTATCATAATGAATATCTATTGTTTTAATTGTTCTTCCTAACCTATCTAATTTGGTTAAATCATCAATTACTTTTTTTAATTTATTATAATCTTTTATTTTCATTTTTTTGTTTCTCCCTAGTTAATGGGAGGGCTTTTACACCCTCCCTGTGTTTTTATTTATTTACTTGCTGAAAGAATATTTATTGAAGTTCCAAATTCGCCTACTTTAACTTCACTTGATTTAAAACTACCATTACTTAATCTACGAGTTATATTGTGTGTTTCTTTTGTTACTTTAAATGTATCTTTATCTTCATTAGTATGAACATACATAGTACATAATCCTCTTTCTGATGCAGAAATTGAAGTGGATTGAGATTTATCTTTATTAGCTTTTCTTCTATCAGTATCAATATTTACAAAAGACATATCACCATCTTCATTAGAAGCTACTTCTATTATATTACCATTAGGCATTTTAATTTCTAAAGTTTCATTGTTTTTTAAAGTTGTTTTCATTTTTTTTTCCTTTTTGTTTTTTTGTTTTTTTTCCCTGTGTCTCTCTGACAACACTATAACTTATTACTTCTTTAACTTCTATGCAAGAAAAAAGTTAAAAAACTTTTAATTTTTTTTATTTAGCAAAAAGAATCCCTAGAAAATAATAGAGATTCTTTTGGTATCAGAGTATGTGAGGGTAGAGGAAGTTTAGATTTGTTCTGTCAGAGTTACGGAAATACTATATAAATTTGGTGATTTTTGTTTTATGGTATAATCTTTGTTCATTCTTACTATTGCAAAATTAGAAGGTGAATTATCGTTTTTATCTATTTGTAGAACCATTGGTAAATGTGATGACATTGAACGGTGAACAACATTTGTATAAAAATCTGTAGCATCATTAATGTTATATAAACTTGATTCTCCGTCTGCTGCAGTAGAATGATTGTCTTGTGCTGTAAATCCATTGCTATTCATCATCAGATTCTGATTCATTACTTTATCAGGTGCTAGGGAATCAAATTGCATTTTCCATACCCTTCTTCCTGATCTTCTTTGATAGTTATCACCTTCTTGATTACCTAATCCAAATGGTTCTGTAATCCAATTATTAGGTTTAGTCCAATTAGCAGTAGATATTGTTTTACCTGATATAGTTGATTTTTGCTTAATACCATATTCAAATTTAGTTGTAGTAGATAAAGCAGTATTTATAGGAAATTCAAATGATTTACCAACCAAAATACTACCTATTTTACAATCTATATAATTTTCAAGATTCATATTAAAAACACCAAATATTAACTCTCTATCTTCATCACTTGGAACATCATTTAAACTAAATAAACTCCACCCATCATATTCAAAAGGATAATTAACTATGCCTGTATAATCTATAGTAGTTGCAGTACTTCCATATCTAACTTCTATTTCGTGATTTGTAGTAGCAAAGTTATGTCCTAACACCATAAAAAAATCAAAGTTCCATAAACCACTTGAAACAACAGGTGTTTCATTATCATAAGATGGAACTATTTTATAATTAAGGTAATCAAAAAAATTGCCTGTAGGCAATTCATCTTGAAATAAATGAACTTGATTTGATGGATCAATCTGTAATAGTTTAATCATATCTTCTTCACTAACACTTCCATTCTGTGATGAATACTCATCTAATGCACCACTAGCATATTGATATAGTGGATATGATACATACAGTTTTGGTGTTGTCGCTATTTGGTAATATGAATCAGCCATTATTTCTTCCTTATTTCTTTAATTGTTGTATATGTTTTAGTTTCTTTATCATAAGATGTAGTCCTGTGTATATATGGTTTTTTAGCATTATTACCATCAAAATCAATATCTTCCCAATATTTAGTTAATGATTCCCAAGATTGTTCTACACCATCTGTTGTTCCCACTTTTTCAGTTTTCTGTAAAGTATTCCATAGTTCTAAATTAGATTTATTAATATATAAATTATGTTTTATTCTACTTGTATCTGTTAAAATACATTTAGTAAATAAAGCCATTCCCTTGTATTCAAATAATTCTGATATTTTTTTATTTTTCAAATTCATAATCAGTATTTTATTATTAGCATACTTTATAATTAAATCAGAATCTATTTGTTTTATATTCATTTGTCCAACATAATGTATAACTACTGTTCTATAATCTATGTCAGTTTCTAATGAT